TACATCGATGAAACCATTACTTACGAAACCGAAGAATGGGAACTCGAGAATCTCGAAGCCACGTTGGCTTCACTGAAGGCGAAGCGTGATGCATATGATCAGAGACGAATAGTTGCCCAAAGAATTTTTAGTAATCTAAGCGACGAAGAAAAGATATGTATTAAAGAACATATTCATTATCTACGATAATTATTATTTGAATTTACATTTCTCGAAGTGGTAGCGAAACATAGCTGCTCCTTTGCCCACCTTACTACAATGCGGGCATGTATGCGAGATCAAGAACGGATGATTACCGATCTTTATTCGGTTATGGGCACGGGTTCTTGCTGCTTCTACATTAAGAAAATTATGGGTTCCGTTTTCCACCCTTTTTCTTACCTCTTCTCCTCCGAGAAAATTATGAGTTCCATTCTCTACTCGGTTGTGATTAGATTTTCGAGAAATCTCTCCATCCAAGAAATTATGAGTTCCATTTTTCACTCGTTCTCGGACATCTTTCCCGCCTAAGAAATTATGAGTACCGTTATCTAGTCGCTTTCGATTTAACTCGGGACCCGTCCATGGGTGTGTTCCGTCTTCTACTCGTTTTATGTTGAATATGCTGGCAAGATGTGATATTTCTTCTGGAGACATCTTCATTCGTTTGGCTATAAGAGCACACGCACCATAATCTCCTTGAGAATAATGAATGTCATAATGGTCATTTAATGAAACACATTTGAGATTTGTAATATCATTATTTTCGTGATTCCCGTCAATATGATGTATTTCATATGTTCGACCAGTCTCATCAAGTGGTATCGATCCATAATGCGTTTCGTAGATTTGCCGATAAATAGACATGCTGATTGCTCCTATAAAGCGTTAGAGTAAGTGGGTGCTTCAACACCGCGACTTACACTATATTTATCACTTATCTATTGACATATTTTATTTTTATGTTATAATATACACATCACAACAAGTTAAATACAGATATGACACACAAACTTCTTACTGAAATTGCATCCGACAACGGCAAACTCTTCAAACAGGGTGTCATTGCTCGTGAGGCTGTATCAAGCAACAACGATTTCTTCGCAGGCCTGCGCTATGCACTGGATAGCATTGATACCTTTGGTGTGAAGAAGGTTCCAGTTCGCACTGGGCCCGATGGAAATGGTCTTACATTTCCAATATTCAAGATTCTTGCTGATATGTTGATCAAGCGAGAACTGACCGGCCATGCTGCGCTCGAGGTAATTGATAAGGCAATGAATGATGCGACCAACGATGAGTGGAATGGTTGGTATCGCAGGATCCTTATCAAAGACCTAGGTTCTGGATTCAGTGAATCCACTGTGAACAAAGCTGTCAAGGGTATCAACAAGGATTATGAAATCCCTGTCACTCCTTATATGCGGTGTAGCCTGCCCGAAGGTTCCAACATGGAAGAGTGGGACTATTCCGAAGGCGTGTATTCACAGATCAAAGCAGACGGAATGTTTGCTTATGTGAATGTCAGCAAGGATGGGTTCGTGTGGGTCACATCGCGTGGCGGCACACTGATGCCCGATGGCGTGCTTGGCATCGAAGTTGCTGCGGCTACCACGCTGAAGCATGGAACAAGTACACATGGCGAACTCACTGTGTATCGTAATGGTGTGATGCTGGAACGCCAAATTGGAAATGGGATTTTGAATTCTGTTTCCAAAGGTGGGTCGCTTGGTGAAGGTGAGATTGTCGTTTTTGATTGTTGGGATCAGATCCCATTGGAAGCATTTGTTTCCAAGGGCAAATATAATATTCCATATCACGAACGCTATGGCCATCTCAATCTTCAACTGTTGGCAAACGATTCCGATCAGATCAAAATGATTGAAACAAAGATTGTTTATTCTCCCGATGAAGCACTGGCACACTATCGTGATGCTCGCCAACGTAAGTTGGAAGGCACGGTATGCAAGAGCCGCAATGCTATCTGGAAGGATGGCACAAGCAAGGATCAAGTAAAGCAGAAGGAAGTGATTGATGTTGAGCTTGAAGTTATAGGTTTTACCGCCGGTAAAAACAAGTTTGCCCACTTGTTTGGCTCGCTCACTTGCCAGAGCAGTGAGGGTCTGCTTGAGGTTAATGCTTCGGGCATCCCAGATGACTTGCGGAATGAAATACATAACAACCGACCTGAGTGGATGAATAAGATTGTTACCATCCGATCAAATGGCATCATGTATTCCACCAAGGCTGGTAAGAAGCATTCATTGTTCCTGCCGCGTTTGGTCGAGGCTCGGGATGACAAAACGGAAGCTGATAGTTTTGCACAGATTGAAGCTCAGTTCGCTGCTGCCATCGCAACAGAAAAAGTGGAGGTAGAAGAATAATGCTCCACATTCAAATTATTGATGAAGCAAGGCGCTACTACGATTTCAACTGGATGGATCGCCATTACCATAACTGGGCTCATGCTCTAGCGGTGGTAGGTGGTGTTCAGGTTATCAGTGGTACACCATCTCCCGAACTTATGCTCGCAGCATATTGGCATGATGCGGTCTATATTCCGGGTGCCGGAAGTGACGCAAACGAACGGTGCTCTGCTGCTGCATTGAACCATGCTGTGAAGTTCTATAAGACAAATGAAAACGCAGAAGTAATCGAAAAGGCAGCTCAACTGATACGATGCACCTCAGTTGATCATCACTTGACCTGCTTGCACATCAACGGCGATCTAGGAATTCTTCTTGATGCTGATCTTTTTCCTCTGTGTCTTCCATATGAAGATTTTGTCGAAAATCAGATAAAAATCATAGCGGAGAATGGTGGCACCTATGAAGAACATAAATCACAGAGTGCTGAGTTTCTGAAGCAGTTTTTGGAATGCCGCGAGTTTATCTACCATACCGACCTTGCCCGATCAAAGTGGGAGCATCAAGCAAGAGCAAACATAGAACGGTACCTTAAGGAATAACCGTTGACAGAGTAAGTAAAAGGTCTTATACTACATACATGAGATAGGGGATTTATAGAAGCAAGCTGACAAGATGTCGACTGTCCTGCAAGACAGCGAACATCAAGTCTTGTTGCAGCAAGAGAGGAGTTCCTGTAACCCGGTTTGGTTCCTAGTTGTTGGTTCGCTGACTTAGGACGCCGTAGTGTTACGTTACCTTTTAGCTTGTTTCTATAAATTTCTGATTACGCCTTTGAAATGGGGATGCATTGAATGTGATTTTGTCATCGGGTCCTGCAAGCATGCCTTCGTGACCATTTAATGTTCGGTTCAAGACCGAAACAAAGGCAGCTAAATAAAGTCTATACCGAAAGGTGTATAGTCGCGTCCCACCCAAGAAGCACAGACCTAAAATTGCGGGCATGTTAGTGGAAGGCTAACAACACACAACTGATGAGTCGGTAACGGCGAAACGTCTGAAGCTTGTAGGATTGTTCGGGACACCAGTGTGAATGGTTGATTCTCGCTTCGGACGTATTGTGTTAGGAACAATGGCACCGGTATACTGCACAAACCCTCTCTGCACATTCTATAAACCAGTGGTAGGATGTAACAGATGGGACTAGAAATAAGGGCTAAAGGTAACTATGCGGACTATCCATCTGCCAAGGGGATATATTCAAAGGATGCTAAACGATAACTTAATTAGATGAAAAGGACCTATAGGTCCGAGCCACTTCCGGGCATTTGAAAGAAACAAAGACGGAATGCAATATAATGTTAGAAAATATAGATGAGAACAGTCTCTGAGAACACTGGAGGGAAATCCGAAAGGATGGAACATTGAAGGTGCAGAGGCGGAGAGTGATGCCAACCTGCTTGGTATTATTAACGGTCAAAACGGTAAAGCCTGCCTGAATTGGAACTCCCAATAGGTGGGCTTTTCTCTATCCTGTTGACTCTGCCCTATCTTGTGCTATAATAAACACATGACACAAGAACAACTGACAAAGCTAACAACTGATGAGCAAATATCTTATTGGATCGGGAGACTTCTTATTGCAATCGGTAAGGGCGATCTTCGTAGTGAAGTCTACTTTATGATGGACTTCTATCAACGTATCGCGTATGAACGTGGTGTTAATTCAACCAAGGGGCAATAATGGGATTTCGCACTGTAGTCGTTCTATCCAACGATCAATCCCACGAATGGGAAAATGATCCCGAACTTGGCAAGAAGATTTTCTATGCTGCTTCAGCTGGTGATCGTTTGCCTCTCCAATATGGGCAGGTTGTCGAATGTGTCCATGCTGATCTCCAAACGCTTGCCGTATTCGATGGCTACGCCGGCAAGCCAGTTGCCTATACGCACTGGAATCGTGGACAGTCAGATGAAGTTCGCAATCTTGCTCTGCTGAAAGATTTGGCTGAGAAGATGGGCTATCGTGTCTCTAAGAAACCTACAAAGGAAACAAAATGAAAATTCGTCTCATCGCATTGTTGATTGGTGCTGCTGCATTATTGTCTGCTTGTGGCAACGACAAAATTATCGATGGTGTGAAATATAATGTCTATGGCATCGCTAATATGGAATCGCAGAAGGATCCGAATGTGCTGTACGAAATCAGCGCAAGCTCGGTCATCTGGGGTATCATCCTCTGCGAAACGATTGTTGTCCCTGTCTACATCATCGGATGGGATCTGTGGCAACCTGTTCGTAAGCGGTAATGAAACAAATTACCTGCTGGTATCGGTTGGATGAGAGGGGTAGCCTCGAGTTCAACCATATCGAGGATGGTCGCCTGCCGCGAACAGCAACACAACCTACTCCTAAAACAGAAGAGCACAAGAAGACTTGGGCATCTGGTGTATGGGTGCCGTTCAACGCTTTTCTGACAGATGATTATAAGGTTGTATAGGTTGACAGTCTTGACAATCTGCCATACAATACAGACTCATTTAACAATTACCTAACAAAGGAAATTCTATGTCAAATCTTATCAAGCTGGCTCTGTTCGTTGCATTCGTTTGTTTCGCGCTTCTTGCCGGGCCCTGGTGTTTCATCTGGGGTGTCAATACGCTCGTGGCTGCTGGTGGTGTCACTACCTTCTTCATCCCGTTCACCTTCTGGACTTGGCTTGCTGCTGTCATCTGTGGTGGTCTGGCAATACTTCCACGTGTTCGCCGTAGCTAATGAGTGATCGTTCATTCGCAATCAGGATTGGACCTCCGGGTTCAATGCCTGACAGGATCAGTGTCATTAAGTCCATTCGGATGCTGACTGGGCTGGGTTTGAAGGAAGCGAAGGATGCTTCTGAACGGCAAGGCGAGCAGCATTTCAATATCCACATGAACAATTTTGTATCATACGGTAATCCGGATGGTGAGATTGAAAATCAGTTCCGCATTCTCCGGAATGGTGGTGTTGAAGTTGGTGATTCTGTGCATCACATTCTCCAATCCTTGCGGGATCTGGGTGCTGATGCGTTGAAACAAGGTGAAGACGAACTCGCAAGTGAAATCCTGCAGCTGGTGTTGGCAGAAAAGCTGCGTCGTAAGCCGTGAAACGTAATCCAACTACTCAACGCCTTATTGAGAATATAAGGAGTAGTCGGAAACTTCGTTTCCTTGTCGTTCAAGTTGTCGGCCGGCCTGGTGGAGTAGGTGCTCGAAGAGTTCGAAAGTTTGCGAAGTCATTCTATCGGAAATTGGTCGACCAGAAGTGACTTCTTTGCTATAATACATACATCGCAACAAGGAGTTACAAATGAGCCGCACTAAAGCAATCAATGATTACTGTAAGGGTTGTATCTACGACCAAAAGGCACCTGGCACCTGGCGTGAACAGGTAGAAGCCTGCACCAGCGAAGGTCGTTGTGCGCTTTGGCCTTATCGTCCCGTATCTGTTTCAACTGTGAATGGCAATCGCAAGGGCAAGATTGCTGAAGGTCTTGATATCGATGCATTGGTTGACGGGCTGGATGATGAAGATGTCGCTAATGACGTAGTGGAAGATAAGGTGGCAGCGTGACAACCAAGAAGCAAGCATTGAATAATGCTGTCTACCAGATAAATGAAACTCTGGGTCGTCCTACACAGATGTTTGCATCCAAAGTGGGTGAGCCAACCCGGTTCAACATTGGACATCTGAATATAGATAAGAATGCAACTGGTTATCAGTTGGAAGAACAACTATCCGAAGGCGGCGGCACCCAGAGTTTGACAGGTCGACTGAATGCTGCCCAAATGATATTTGTATTGAGTGGTATGATCTTGGCACTTTCGATCAAGGATAAAAATGTCTCTACTCGGTAAGACAATACAACTCAAAGGTCTTTCTCAAAAGGGAAAGAACAGGGTGCGCGAGCACGGAACGCAGTGGACAGTATTGGCTGAAACTGACGTTGTGCTCTTTGCGCCCGGTAAACACGGCCCCTGGCTCTTTGTTGCGCCAATTGGTCGAGATCAGAATGACAAAGCTTCGCGGTGGGTCCGCTCCACTGATGATACAGACTTTATCGTAATTAGCTGAATGGTTGACTTCATTCACTAATTAGCTTACAATAGCGGCAAGACGGAGGAAATAGTTCTTCCGACTTGTTTACACACTACACACAAATGGAGTATTTTATGAACCAAGCTACTGCTACCACTGTTACCGAAACCACTGAAGTTGCCGCTGTTGCGACACCGAAGTCCCCGAGCAAGAAGAGTCTTGCTCTTGCAATTTTCCAAGCCAAGATGGTTGAACGCACCCAAGGCCTGTTCGCTTCGAATAAAGAATTTCGGGCCGCTGTCTTGACTGGTATCCAAACCGATCTGGGCGTGTCCACTGCATCTGCTGCAACGATGTACAATGCAGCCAAGAAGGATGCTGAAGCTGCTGGCACCGTTACGCTCGGCCGTGACCCGAAAGCTGTCAAGGTTGCTGGCACTGGAAAACGCGGCCGCCCCGCTGGTTCGCATAACAAGGCAAAGGAAGTGGTCCCTGAAGCACCGGCTGCTGACGCTGTTGCGACCGTGGAAACGCCGGTTGCTGCTGACGTTGCTGCCTAAGCAGGCCAATGCACACAGAGACATAGGGACTACGGTCCTTATCCTTTTAAGTCAAACACCTTTTGACTAAACTGATTTAATCTTGTATAATAAACGCTTAACTACACAGAAAGACACTATGTCCTATACACCCACTGGTTATCCCGCAGGTCGTCCACGCACTGGCGAAATTCGCCCAATCACTGCCAAAATGTTGGCTGCTGCTGCCACCCGTGCTCGGGAAAAGAAAGCACTTGGCAAGACGTTCTATAACGCTATCAAGGCCGCACAGAGCAGGGAATATTACCATTCCAACCTCGATACGGTTCGTGCTACTGCACGCCGTAAGTATTATCGCAACAAAGCAATCAAAGAAGCGCAAGGCTTGATTACGATTGGTTAAACCAATCACCGGTTGACCCGAATCTCCTATGCTGCTACAATAAGCACATAGGAGATTCTTATGAAGCGCGGTGAATCACTAAGAAATCTTAAACCATTCGGGAAAGTTATTATTTCTTATTCTGGCAGAGACACACGAAACACATACACCAAAGTGTTTAGCAGCATGTTGTCCTGATTCAAATATGATTCCATCACATGACATAGGTTGATATTTTCCTTTAGAGATAAGAGCTTTTCGTTCCTGAGATACTGGTCCGGTTTTCTTACCTTTCTTTGCTCTCGAACATGCAGCACCATTGTTTTTAGACACTCCGATTTGTCTGTCGGATATCTGCTTTTTTTGCTCTGTGTTCCACTTTGATTTTCCAGTAGAAGATTTTCTTATCTTCTCTTTGGTGATTTCTGATCGTGGACCTGCACCGCCCTTTGAGTTTAATTTCTGATTAAAGTATCTAACATTCAACTCTTCGGGTCTGATTAAACCAAGCCAGGCCTGTTCTCTTTCCCAAATATGTAAAACACTACCATTTACATATTCAATAATTCGTCTCTTAAAGTCGGAGGGTCGACTCTTGTAGTGAGCAGTAAACCTTCTTCCAGATCCCGTATATCCATCATCAACCCTACCTTTATGGGAACCAAGATAGAACATACGGCGTTTTCTATCAAACCATAAATAAATAAACCCGGTATATTCCTGTTGACTAATGTGCGATAACATAGTATTATTTAGTTATAAAGGCTATTACTATGAAAAAAGGTGAATCACTAAACAAGATGCTGGTGCTCGTCGCTACCAAATTTGATGGTAAGTTTGATCGTGGTGGCGTTCCGTATACCCTCCACTGCCTAAAGGTGATGCACTATCTTCGCAGCTCAGACGAGGATCGTCAATGCATCGCATTGGGACACGACCTGGTTGAAGATACCGACGTAACCTATCACGATCTCCGCGAGATGGGATTCAACGAGCGTATCATCGAAGGCATCCGTGCTATGACAAAGGTGCCGGGTGAAACCAATGATGAATATATGGCACGCATTATGGCCAACCCGGATGCTATCCACGTGAAGCTTGCTGACTTGCGCCACAATAGCGATATCCGCAGACTCAAGGGTGTCAGTGCAAAGGATGTGGCAAGACTGGAAAAATATCATAGGATGTATCTTGTGTTGAAAACTTTAGTCTAAAGGAAGTTTTTCAAATCCCAATTCTTCCCATGAAGATCTTTTTAGATTTTCTAAATTAAATAATTTTAATTTATCATCTGTCGGTTTTCTCTTAAGATTTATGAATATGTTTTTAATCTTCTGAGCTGGTATTCCTGTAGCAATTTCGAAATCTTTGTATGAACGAAAATCACCTAGTGGCGTCTTTAATCTAAAACTCATCTTACTGATTGAAACATTTAATTTTCCTTCTACTGAAAATTTTAACATAGGTTTTCGATCAACCGATATATCAATCGAACCACATCCCGATTCTCTATGATATTGTATTAGGTGATTGATTAAGACTTCTTGCCTGCAAAATATACAACAACATTTAGGTCTATCTTTAGTTGATATTGACATTAGATGCTTAGATCTTTCAGTATGAATTTTTCCAAGCATGGGGCCCGATCGATGAGACAAATCGGCATTCTTGAGTCCTTCCGAAATTTTTCTCCTATGCTCTTTGGTTTTAGGTGCATGAAATTTTGATGTGTCTTTTCTCGGTTTCCTTAACTTTTGTTTATGTTCTTCTGTCTTAGGTTGTTTCCTGCCCTTAACTGATCCACCGGTGGCCCATTTCTTTTGATTGTAATACCTGACATGCAGTTCTTCATCTTTAATAAGATTAAGCCATGCCTGTTCTCTTGCTAAGAGGCTTTTATAATCCCCGAAAGTATATTCTATAATTCTTCGTTTGAATGAATTTGGCCGTATGTTATATGCCCGCATAAATCTTATACCCGAACCAATGTATCCGTCCTCTATGGTCCCTGCGTGTGATCCAAGGTAGAACATTTTCTTTTCTGAGTCAAACCAGAGATAGACAAAACCTGTATATTGTTGCATAATGTATTTATCTAAAGTTAAAATTAAAGGAGTTGGTATGACATTCAAAGTTTATACAAGGGCCACACACTTCCAGATGGATGGAAGGCTGAAGCGCCACAATGATAAAACACAACAGCGTAGAGCATTCGAGTATTGTGAATATCTAAACAAAGGTATTGTGGTGCAACCACCCATTGGAACATGATAGCCTATAAGTTATTCAAACAACGGAAGGATGGGTCGCTGGGGCCGCTCTTTATCAATGCTCGCCTGCGTGTGGAGATTGGAAGGAAGTATATGGCAGAGAACCATCCGACCAACGGGTATAAGGTTCGACCAGGGTGGCATTGCTGCGCTGAGCCACTTGCTCCACACCTGTCAAAGAAGGGTCGAGTTTGGTGTAAGGTGGA